TTAGAGATCTTATTAAAGATTTGTTGAAGGATATGGCATCTAAATCAAGTTATGCTTTAACTATTCCTTGGAGCAATACTACTCTTGCAGCAAATGCAATTACAGCAGCACAAACAGCAAGAGGAAACCCAGTAACTAAGGAAGAAATTACTTTATATGATGAATCATTAAAAGCAATCATGCTTTTAAGACAACAAGACAAGTTAAATTATGCTCTTGCTGCAGAGTTTGCTCGTAGTATACGCTAGGTATTAATATGCGAATAAATGAAATTTTAACAGAACAGGTCCAAGTAGGTAAAAAACATCTTACACATCCAGAAGATCTTGCAGCATTTTATGGCACAGATGGAGCAAATTATGCACTTAATGCCATTATTAATACAGTAAAGAACCCAGCAAAAATAACAATAAAATATGATGGTTATCCAGCTATAGTATGGGGGTGGGATTCGAATGGCAGATTCATTGTAGTTGACAAACATATGTTTGATAAAAAGGATGGGTCTGGTAGACAAATTTTCAGCCCACAAGATTTTATTAACTATGATACAGCAAGAGGTGTAGATCGCAGTGGGTTACATGGTGCCATTGCAAATGCTTGGCAGTCTTTACAACAAAGCACACCTAAAAGTCCAGGATATTACTGGGGAGACATGTTATTTGGTAATACATTAAGCCCTGTTGCTCAAGGTAATCAGCAAATGTATGTGTTTAAAGCAAACCCAAGAGGATTAACATATAATATTGATGTTAATAGTGAACTTGGCAGAATGTTACAGGGTAAAACTGTTGGAATAGCAGTTCATCAATTTATACCTGCAACTTCAGTAAGTGCAGAGGACGCAGTTTCTTTAGATGGCACATTGGGAAATTTAAAGCCCAAAGGAAATGTTGCGATTATTCCAGCTAAATTGCCAATAACTCCACAACTTAAATTAAATAGAAACCAAATTAATTTTGTAAAAACAACAATCAACAATAACAGTCAAGCAGTGAATGCATTATTTGAAACTATGCCTATTGCTCAAAATACATGGATTGCATCTTTGGTGGGGCCTTTTATTAATCAAGAACTAATTAGAAATTCCAATCTTAATGATATTACTAAAAGGTCTTATAAGTTTATTCTGGACAAGGCACCTAGTAATAGAATGCGTTCTGTATTAGAACCTTGGTTACAACAGCAACAACAAGGATTAGCTGCCATGTGGACAATGTGGGCAGCATTATTTAATTGTAAAAATATCTTAATCCCACAACTAGAACAAGCAGCTCAAGCAAGTCCAGTAAAAGGATATCTAGACACAGGTGTAGAAAGTCAGGAAGGCTATGTGTCTAGTGGAGTTAAGTTTGTGGATAGACTTGGCTTTAGTGCTCAAATACATGCTAAACGATAAAAATTAGTAAAATTGTATAAATAAAATTATGCGGTAACGCACATTTTTAAAGGAAACTAACATGGCAGTTTTTACAAGAACAAATGGTAGTGCAAAAACAGTTGTAAGCGTAGGCAATGTAGCTTTAAGTGCAGAAACAACTGGCGTACCAATTAGTACAGGTATTGGTAAGCCAATTCGTTGTATTGGCTTTACAGCAAATAACAGCGTAGCAGCACAAATGGGAACTGGCGAAGTTGTTGAAGCAGTTCTAGCTTATGTTGGCTTAACTAACACAGTTTTAGCTTATCAGGTAGATACAACCCGTATTAGTGTAGTTATGGAAGATTCATCAGAGAGCTTCACTACTGCAAATGCTAATGCAATTATTGATGGCAGAGGTATTACTGGGTTCGGTATCAATGCAGTTACAGATGTTGGATTAAAATTAGCAGCATCCTAAGCTAATAATTGTTATATGCATGACGAAAAGGCACCAATTGGTGCCTTTTTTATTCACACAGAAACAAAAGCATAAGATAAATATTTAAGATATTTCTTGGGAACCATTATGGTTGCAACTACTACGGGTATTGAAAAAATTAATTTAGAAGCTCATGTAGAGCTATGTGCTGAACGATATAAAAGTTTAGAAGAAAAACTAGATCAGGTAGATCAAAGAATAAGCACATTGGAAACACATGTTTTATCTATTAAAGAAGGAATCAATAGTAAAACAGCAGGCATTAATAAACAACTTTTAGCAATTGCAACTACTATTATAGGTGTACTATTAACTGCTAATATAACTTTAATTATAAATTTAATTAACAAATGAAAATAGTTGACCTAACCAAGCCAAAACTTTCTGTATATATAAACAATGAAGAAGCAGATTTACTCAAGCTATTTGACGATGAAAATCCTAAATGGCTAAAAAGAGACTTTGATGATAGACAACTGTTAATAGCAAATCAATTAGTTAACAAAAATATATTAAAAAGAATTAAAGAAGATGGACGCATCATATTCAAAAGAAGAACTAGGTAAATTAGTTGTAGAGCAAGCAATAAAACATATAGAGTCTTGGGCTGCTCAAGAACTTAAATTTATTACTTATAAACTTAAACGCCCCATTTGTGTACCAATAGGCAAAAATATTTGGTTAGTAGGGCACTATAGAATAACAAAAAACAAGAAAAAATTATTTTCAGTTTATTCAGGTGATAATTTAATTAACAAATTTAGTAATAAACAAGCAGCATTTTTATTTGCAAGTATGGATAAATTACATCAATACGAACTTTCTCGTAGAATAATGAATAGTGATAAAGATTATTCTAGACTTAGCGAGGAAGTTTTTATACTATTGGCAAAACAAAAACGATACATTAAAACATCAAATTTTTTAAAATTGTCTTTAATAAATGCCAAATTAAGTGATATTAAATTAAAACTTTTATGTGCTAAGAAAGATTTAGAAAAAAACTTAATTAGAGCTAAATATGTTAAAGTCTGGGATTAAAATATTATGAACCTTAACGAATTAAATTATAATAAACAACATAAACTAAACCAACTTATGGAAAGTAGGTTTGGTGTAAAAATTAATTATGGTGGCCTTAGTGTAGCTAAAGCAGAAAAAATGCGTTATCAAATTAATGAGCATTTAATTGGATTACGCAAAACTTATGGTGCAAGCCAACTAGAGACCAATCCAAAATACATGGAAATGCTTTTAGTTAAAGAAGGGTTAACAGAATGGCTTTCTACTCGTCGTCAAATCAATGAAGGCGAAATAGAGGCAGCAGAAGTAGTGTTAGCAGCTAAAGATATGGTAGATAGTATTCAAAACATGTTAGAAGATGCTAGTAAGATGTTAAATGAACAAATGCCCCCTCTATTAGACAGTATTAGAGATCAACTTGGGCCTGAAAAGTCTGATAGTTATAAATCTACAGCAGGACAGGCCTTACAATCATTAATTGATAATCTAAATACAGTAAGACAAAGTTTAGACCAGGGTGCAAGAGGACTTGCAGGCGAAGAAGGTGCCCCTACACCAATGAGTGCAAATTTGCCTCCAGCCGACCTAGGTGACGGCGGTGCAGAAATCGATTTAGAAATTCCAGATAATATTGCAACTTCTACAGCAGGTGAAGGCGGATCAAAACCGTTAGGGCGTGAGAAGCGTTAATGCGCTATTATGAATTTGCTAGGCAGTTAAACGAAGACTTTGATCAAGGTGCATCAAAGTCTTTAATGGATGTTATTACTTACGAAAAATCTAGAATTGATGCGGAAGATGCTAATCCTAGAATAAGTGCAAGCAGACTTATTACTATTATGCAAAATGTAGGTTATGAAAGTTTTAACTTTAGAGATTTAGCTAATGCCTATGCTAAATCTCAAGATCTTCAACAGTTAATTTCTAAACCTGAAAAGAATCAAATGATAGAGTTATTGCCAGATGAAGAAACGGTATCTACAGATCAAGGCACAGATTTATCAGACATGCCCCCTCCAGAAACTGCAATGCCACCTGATCAACCCATGGACACTATGCAGGTTGGACAACCAGCACAACAGCCAGGCTTAGAAGAACCCATAAGTTCTGAACCGAGCGGACCAATAGAAAGCCCACAAGGCACAGAACAAACGGTATCGGCTATGGCAAAGAAAGCGTTGAAAAGACGCCAATAGTTTTAAGGGTTTCCCCTTAAACTTTAAATATAATGATAAAACCAATTAGAATTTGGCCCGATCCCATATTATTAACTCCTACTCATTTATGGGATCATCAGAACCCACAACTAGAATGTGACCAGTTAGAAAAAGATTTAACTGATACTTTATTAGCGGAAAATGCATTAGGATTGGCAGCTAATCAAATAGGTGTTCAATATAGAATATTAGCGATTAATACACAGGATGACAACAACATTAGAATCATGTATAATCCAGTAATATTATATGAAAGTAAAGAAGATGAACTATCCTACGAAGGATGTTTAAGTTTTCCTAAGATTAGATTAGAAATACCAAGAAGCAATTATGTTGAAGTTTCTTGGCGTGATAAACTTAATTATGTACATAGTAGAAGATTTACTGGTATAGATGCTAGATGTATTTTACATGAGATAGACCATTTAAACGGTATATTTTTTAAACAATATGTAAGTAATTTAAAATTTAACCATGCATTAAAACAAGCCAAAAATTAAAAGTGATAAATCCTAAGTTCAATTATAAAACTCTCTCTAAACAAAGTATTGATGGGGCAAGATACTATTGTTTGCCTAATGGGTCAAAAGTAGCTAGTGTTACTACTATTTTAGACAAAACAAAACCCTTAGAAGATAAAAAAAGGCTATTAGATTGGCGTAAAAGTAAAGGTGAGGCTCTTGCTACTCAAATTACTGTAGAAGCTGCAAGTCGCGGTACACGAATGCATAAATGGTTAGAAAACTATATTAAGACAGGAGAGTTAGGTCAACCAGGTACCAATCCATATAGTATACAAAGCTATGAAATGGCTAAAACAGTGATAGCAAATGGTCTTAAAAATGTAGACCAATTTTACGGCATAGAGGCCAGTCTGTATTACGAAGGCCTTTATGCGGGCACAACTGATTGTATTGCAGAATGGAAAGGAAATATAGCTATTTTAGATTTTAAACAAACTAATAAGCCAAAAAAAAGAGAATGGATTCAGGATTATTTCCTACAATTATGTGCCTATAGCATGGCACATAATAATACTTACAATACAGATATTAAGGAAGGTATAGTTTTGATGTGTAGTGCAGATAACCAATACCAGGAATTTACTTTAGAGGGCAAAGAATTTCAATTATATTGTGATAAATGGTTCGATAGATTAGAACAGTATTACAGACAAATAAATATAATATAGAAAAGGAATAGCAATGGCCATTGTTCAAATTAGCCAAGTTAAACATCGTAGAGGACTACAGGAAGACTTACCACAATTAGCATCAGCTGAATTGGGTTGGAGTATAGATACAAGACGCTTGTTTATAGGTAATGGTGGTTTGGACGAAGGGGCTCCTGAAACAGGAAATACAGAAATTTTAACTGAATATAGTAATATTCCAGGAGTAACTAGCTATACCCAAACATTAGACGATAATACAGCTAATGTTGCAGTTGCTAATATGGTATTTGATTCTACAGAACCAGGCGTAATATTAGACTATAGAATAGATAGAGCAGGCAATGTGCGTGTTGGGTCTTTAAGAATAAGCCAATTGTTGACTAATCTAGGTTGGGACGAAGAATATACAGAAACTAACGATATTGGCATTACATTTAATGTTTATACTATTAGTAGCACCTATGCACAAGTTACAGCAACTACATCTAGCACAGGTGTAGATGCTAATCTAACATTTACAGTAAATACAATCAGTTTATAATCAATTAACTCTATGTGGAACGAATTTCCCAGCGATAGGCTTCGCTGGTGGTATAATTTTAGATTAGATATCAATAAATTGCCACTTGCAGAAGCAATAGAAAAAACAAATCATTTATGGGCATACTGCCCATTCCAAAAATATTACTTATTAGTAGATCAATTAGAGGATTGGCCTAATCCTTGGGAATTAATATATGATAATGTATACTGTGATCTTGCTAAATGTTTGGGAATAGTATATACTTTATACTTGACCTCACATCAACCACAGTTAGAAATAAGACAGTATAATGATAAAGAAGCCAATATATTATATAATTTAGTATGGGTCGATCAGGGAAAATATGTTCTTAATTTAGAACATGACAGCGTTGTAAATAAGAAACACATACAATCTTCTTTCCGGTTACAGAAAAAAATAACAATAACAGATTTAAAATTAGAACAAATACAATAGGATCAATCAATGAATATACAAGTTATTAAGCGTGATGGGTCTAGAGAGCCATTAGATTTAGAAAAGTTACATCGTGTAGTTTTTTGGGCCACTAAAGACATCACAGGTGTAAGTGCTAGTGAACTAGAAATCCGTAGTCAAATACAATTTTATAATGGGATTAAAACCAGTGACATACAAGAAACACTAATTAAAAGTGCAGCAGACCTAATCAGTGAGGAAAGTCCTAACTATCAATATGTTGCGGGCAGATTAATTAATTATCATTTAAGAAAACAAGTATATGGAGACTATACTCCGTGTACTGTATTAGAATTGGTTAAACGAAATGTTGAACTTGGTTTTTACGATCAAGGACTTTTAAATGCCTACACAGAATCAGAATGGGAACAAATCAATAGCTTTGTTAATCACGAACGCGACGAACATTTTACTTATGTGGCTATGGAACAATGGCGTGGCAAATATTTGGTACAAAATCGCGTTACAGGACAGATCTACGAAACTCCACAAATGGCCTATGTTTTAATATCGGCTACACTTTTCCAAAGCTATCCAGCAGAAACAAGATTAAATTGGGTAAAAGATTATTATAACGCAATTAGCGGCCATGATATTAGTTTACCAACACCAGTAATGGCAGGAGTAAGAACACCACAAAAACAATTTAGTAGTTGTGTTCTTATTGAAACAGACGATAGTTTAGATAGTATTAATGCTACGGCGAGCAGCATAGTAAAATATGTAAGCCAAAAAGCAGGCATAGGTGTAGGTGCAGGTAGAATTCGTGCACTTGGTAGCCCTATTAGAAACGGAGATGCATACCACACAGGAGTTATTCCATTTTATAAACATTTTCAAACTGCAACAAGAAGCTGCAGTCAAGGCGGTGTGCGTAATGGTGCTGCTACTTTATACTATCCGATTTGGCATTTAGAAGTAGAAGATTTACTAGTATTAAAGAACAATAAAGGCACAGATGATAATCGTGTCAGACATATTGATTATGGGGTACAATTTAACAAATTAATGTACGAAAGACTAGTAAATGGACAAGATATTACCTGTTTTAGTCCTAACGATGTTCCTGATATGTATAATGCTTTTTTTAACGATCAGGATAAATTTAAAGAGCTTTATGAGCGAGCAGAAAAGAATACAAAACTTAGGAAAAAAACTTATAAGGCAGTGGAGCTTTTTAGTAAATTTGTACAAGAGCGTAAAGATACAGGTAGAATTTATCTACAAAATGTTGACCATGCAAATCAACACAGCCCGTTTAATGAGGCAGTTGCGCCAATTAAAATGAGTAATTTGTGTTGCGAAATAGACTTGCCCACTGTACCCCTTAACGATGTTAATGACGAAAATGGCAGAATTGCACTATGCACTCTAAGTGCAATTAATTGGGGTAATGTTCGTAACCCAAAAGATTTCGAAAAAATGTGTACCTTAGCAGTACGAGGTCTTGATGCATTGTTAAGCTATCAGAATTATCCGCTGAAGGCAGCAGCATTGGCCACACAGGAATTTAGACCATTGGGCATCGGTATTATTAATTTTGCATACTTTTTGGCTAAACACGATACCAGTTATAGTGACCCAGCAGCACTTAGTCTAGTAGATGAATATGCAGAGGCCTGGAGTTATTACTTGCTCAAAGCCAGCATAGATCTAGCAGAGGAACAAGGTGCATGTACCCGTTGGCAAGATCTTAAAAGTGCAAAAGGTATTTTGCCTATTGACACAAGAAAAGTAGATGTCGATGACCTTGTGCCACACAAAGAACGCATGCCTTGGGGTCAACTAAGGCAAAAAGTTCAACAGGTAGGACAGCGTAATGCCACACTAATGGCACTAATGCCTGCAGAAACATCTGCACAAATCAGCAATGCAACTAATGGCATTGAACCACCAAGAAGCTATGTTAGTGT